TTAATTCATCATTATTACATCATCATTGTAAATAATTAAATTAACTTCCATAACATTAAAATATGTATCCACTGACGCTTTTTTACATAACGAAGAATTGACCATTTTGTCCTGTTGTGCCTTAATGTAAGTACCGTCCACAGCGTGGGACATACTTCAAGGAACCTTTTGTGAGTCAGGCAACCAGTATGCGAAAACGACACCGATTTAACAGTCGCATGACCCGTATCGTACTGCTCATCAGCTTTATCTTCTTCTTTGGCCGTTTTATCTACTCGTCCGTCGGTGCCTGGCAGCACCATCAGAGCAAAAAAGAAGCTCAGCAATCCACACTCTCCGTCGAATCACCGGTACAACGTTAGCGGTTACCTTCTCCACTTTCACAGAACATAACGGCACTTCGCTGTCGGATGCTTTTGCTCTTTGGGATTATCAAAGCGGCAGATATTCTTTCATCTTAAATTTTACGTCTTTGTCCTGACTGATGTTTATCCTGTTTGGCTGCGAAATAAATATAAAATTAATATATATATGTTGTAATGATATATTTTTATAAATCATTCCCTGCGTGAATTTTAATAAATTTAATCTATCCCTTTATACGCAATACATTTACTTTCCTCTTTTGATGATCTTAAATGTCTTATTTTTCGTAATGTGTATAACAAGGAATAGTGATGAAATTTAAAAAATGTCTTCTGCCTGTAGCAATGTTAGCGTCATTCACTCTGGCAGGATGCCAGTCAAATGCTGACGATCATGCCGCCGATGTTTATCAAACCGATCAACTGAATACCAAACAAGAAACTAAAACCGTTAATATTATTTCCATTCTTCCCGCAAAAGTTGCCGTAGACAACTCCCAAAATAAACGGAACGCACAAGCCTTCGGCGCGCTTATTGGCGCAGTCGCTGGCGGTGTTATCGGCCACAACGTCGGGTCTGGCAGCAATTCCGGAACGACGGCAGGTGCAGTTGGCGGCGGAGCTGTAGGCGCGGCAGCGGGTTCTATGGTGAATGATAAAACCTTAGTGGAAGGTGTTTCTTTAACCTATAAGGAAGGCACCAAAGTGTATACCTCTACCCAGGTGGGTAAAGAGTGCCAGTTTACGACAGGTTTAGCCGTTGTTATTACCACGACGTATAACGAAACGCGTATTCAGCCAAATACCAAATGTCCTGAAAAGAGCTAATAATCAGGAGGAGTCATGAAGAAAGTTTTTCTTTGCGCCATCTTAGCCTCCTTAAGCTATCCGGCTATCGCCTCATCATTGCAGGATCAACTCTCTGCTGTCGCAGAAGCGGAACAGCAAGGTAAAAATGAAGAGCAAAGGCAGCATGACGAATGGGTCGCGGAGCGCAACAGGGAAATCCAGCAAGAGAAGCAACGTCGCGCAAATGCCCAGGCCGCCGCTAACAAAAGAGCGGCAACGGCAGCGGCAAATAAGAAAGCTCGTCAGGATAAACTGGACGCCGAAGCCTCTGCGGACAAAAAACGCGATCAAAGTTATGAAGATGAGCTACGCAGCTTAGAGATTCAGAAACAAAAACTGGCGCTGGCGAAAGAAGAAGCCCGCGTTAAGCGAGAAAACGAATTTATCGATCAGGAACTGAAGCACAAAGCTGCGCAAACCGATGTGGTGCAATCTGAAGCTGACGCCAACAGAAATATGACTGAAGGCGGTCGCGATCTGATGAAAAGCGTGGGCAAAGCAGAAGAGAACAAATCGGACAGCTGGTTTAATTAATCGATGTTAGTAACTTCAATCCTATAATTCTTGAAGATAAAAAACCCTCTGTAGTAACAGAGGGTTTTGTTCATTCATAGTGCAGGGTCAAATCATTCCCACTCAATTATTTACGACAACCATAACCAATTGAGTGATAACATTTTTCCAAAACTTCATTTTTCTCATACCGTTTTATATACCGTCACCGGAAATCAGTACCATGAAAAATGCCATGCTATCTGGTCAGGGTGTCGTACTGTTTTTCACAGACTCTTCCGGCTTCGGCTGCCCGGTCAGCATACTCTGCCAGTTGTCTGTTTCTCTCGAGAGATTTGCTGAGCACGTCGGCAAGCAAAACTCCGGTGTCTGCGGCTGACGTCCCAGCGCCGACAATGGCGTTATACTGCCTGAGTTGCTCACGGATGGCAACGAGCTGTTGCTGCAACCGGCCAGCGCGAGCGGCAGCATCAAGAGCATCATTGCGCGCCTGGTCGATCCTCTGTTGCGCTTTACGTTCATTGATCGCTTTCTCCTGTTCGTAGTGCTGACGAACTTTCTCATCTTCGGCTTTGCGCTCTTCCTTCGCCTGTGCATACCCGGCGTCGTACTGTCGGCTACCATGCACATTCCAGGCAACAACTCCTGATAGAGTCAAAACAGCAAGCATCGCCACGATAACCAACTGTTTCCAGTATGCTTTTACGAATGCCAAGATCATATCGCCAGCACCTTACTGGCAGTGATGTATCGCTCACGCCTGTCGTCGATGCCGTTCCGGCCACCATTGATAATCAGAGTTACACGTGCAATATCGCCGGTATACTTCATGCAGCCTTTGCTGGAGAAAAACCACGCCGCGCTACGAGCCGCATATTCGTCCTGAGCCAGCAGTTCAGGACTCTCCAGCAGGTCAACCTTCAGACCGTTTCCACAGTCACGATAGTTATTCAAACCGGTAATCTGGATAAGTCCGCGCCCACGGTAATTCCAGCCATCGCCGGGAGCATTGTTCCCCATGCGTTTGCTGTACACCAGATTTGCGATCGCGCGCTGGCGCTCAAGTGACAATGGTGGTTCGCCTGCGCGTCGCCCCAATACGTTGGCCTGTCCCTGAGTGAGACGCCCAGCCCGAACGAAGTTAACCAGTCCGCTGACGCTGTAGTTGAAATTCTCCTGCAACCGAGTGAAGCCCACAGACTCATGCCCGACCTGAGCAATAAACATTGCCTGATCTTCGGTTTTGCTGATACCAAACTCTTTCATCGCAGAAATTATATGCGAGAACCAGCGGTCGGCCAGCGACTCGCTGATACCAGCAGCTCGCTGAAATTGTTTAATCTCCATGTTTAGACCTCGCTAATTTGAAAATCTGAACGACGTTACCGCGTGTTTTAATAACCGCAGCAAGCATGACTACGTTGATAATGACCTCAGATAAATCCACTGCCATTGGCATGCTGAACCAGATTGCATAGGCGACACGAACCGGAATACTAGCCGCAGCAACAATCAGGAAATAAGCAAGCCAGCCACCCCATCGTCGGTGTTGAGATCCATTGCGCCGGAAAGTAACAACACGAATAGCTATGCCAGTACAAATAACTGCATTGGTGATAAGCAAAAAAATCTCATGCGTTACCATCGTCTTTTCTCCCAGGAATCAACTCGCGTGGATTATCAGAACGATGATAGAGCCATATACCAATACGAACGGCGACAATTGCCGACACGAACGCACCTGTAGAAAATGCAATCCCTTTCTCGAATGAGTCCTGCGTGATGGTAGGGATCAGGCTGGCTATGCCGATAAGAATTGATGCTGCTGGTTTGTAAAAGAGAAGGCCGCAGAGGAAGCTGAGCATCGACAGAAGAACACGACGACGGATTGGGTATTCTACTGCAGAGGTAACAAAAATTACCGCACCAGCCAAAGATCCCAAAGCGACCTCTGGAGGAACTCCTGCTATCACCGACACTAAAGAACCAACGCTAAGCCACTGATTTAAAGATTCATTGGTTAACTGTATTGACATAAAAACCACCATTTTTGAGCATAATGACACTCTTAGCTAGTGAGTTCATTATACACAGCGAACCTTATATGGATTAGTGGTGGTTTATTTTAACGCTTAAAAAGCATACGCTGCTAATAGCACAACGCCTTGCAATCAGATGCAAACCTTTGTCCACTACTAATCTCAATGAAATAGATCAGCAAAGCATTTGACTCTCCCCGTTGGATGATGTGTGAAGTGCTGACTAGAATGCTGCAAATATGATATGATGTTTGGCATCCATTGACTTTAATTTGTTATATAGATAAATACATATGAAAGAAATAAAATCACTAACAGGTGTTAGAGGAATAGCTGCAATTTACGTAGTTCTTTATCACTTTACAAACGCAAAAATACCTTTTCTATGGAACGGATATCTAGCAGTAGATCTTTTTTTCGTATTAAGCGGATTTATAATGTGTATGGTATACTCTAAAAATTTCACACAAGAAATATCTGTTAGTGAATTTGGAAAATTTATTTGGCATAGATTTTCAAGAATATATCCATTATATTTATTTGTTTTATTATTAACAATAATTATTCAAGTAAATCAATCATCGCCACCATCAACTCAAAATCTCATAATAAATTTTATGATGTGGCAAAATTTATTTAATAATGGAATGGTTGGTGCATCATGGTCTGTTAGCGTTGAATTAATTGCGTATTTAATATTTCCGCCTCTAATATTCTTATTAACCGATAAGAAATGGTTATGTTTCATAATAATTTACACATCAATGTCAATGTTGTTTTATATTACAACAATTGACAACCCTGGTAGTAGCGGGCCACTTGATATATATAGCGGAATCCCTTCAATAATGAGAGGTGTTTGTGGTTTCACTATAGGTTGTTGTTGCTATGTTTTATTTGATAAATACAAACACACATTTAATGTTATTGCATATACTCAAGATATTTTGGCGGCTTTAGTAATAGCGTGTTTACTAACAAAAGGAATGGATATTGTTTTTGTTATTTTGACCGGATTATATATATCATCGCTTTATTATAGCACTGGAATAACAGGATGGTTACTATCAACAAAACCTATTCATTATTTGGGGGAGTTGTCTTTTTCAATTTACCTTACGCACCTGATGATACAAAGGCATTTTATATTTGAAGTGAATGCAATAACTGAATGGTTAAATGTTAGTTATATAAATGATGTGTTTGTTATGGTTATATCTACACTGATGTTTTCCATATTAACATTTCATTTAGTAGAAAAGCCAAGCAGAAATATTCTAAGAAAACTAAAATAAACAAAAAATGCCGACGGATACTTAAACAATCTATCGGCATTAAATTTATTAAGGATTACTTACCAACCCCTTCCATCCTCCACTTCCTGCGCTTGTGCATTGATAGAAGTATCCTGTGTTTTTGTCAACATATAATCCTCCTGGCTTACCATTAATAACTCCGTAAGGAGTTCCTGAACCGCTTATCAATGAAATACCATGTATAAAAGAAACATTCTGACTATATGTTCCTGTCCCTGGAGCTCTGGCCATATCATTAATAGCACAAAGCCATGATCCAGCTGTTGATATGTTTGATATATTATCATCATCATTTGGGACAATGGCTATCATTGGTATTGTTGCGTTTTTACCATAACCTCTAATATTACTTATTCCTCTTTGAACTCTTGAGTCTGTCAAATCTCTAATCAATGGAACACTTACGCTATCTTCACAGATAAAGTTATTTATCGTGTAGTCATCACAGCTTGAATCAGTTTCTATATGAACCAATCCCTCGGCATCAGTATCGGAAGCTCCTGAGTATCCACCATCCCAAAAAATGCCATCTATGTTTATATATCTTGCTCCGCCGCTAATATATATATTACCAGCACCTCCGATAACCCTTAATTCATTTATATAAATACCGTAGAACCCTAAAATTTCAACAACCCTTGCATGGTTTGATGTGTATTTTGAGTTGTTTGCGTTTTCAACCGTACAACTTGCTATAACGGAATACCTGGCATTTTGATGCCGCCCCGATGGTATTGATGCTGTATTAATGTGCTCAATTTGGAATCCATGAACACAATTTTTTGCATAACATCTATAAAATTTAACACATCTTGCGGGCATTGTTGTTGAGTGGCCCTTCTGCTGAAATCCAGTCATTACCCCATCCGCATAACAATCCATCACGGTAACATTATAACTTCCTTCATCAATTTCAATACCATGCTGATTCCCTGTCCATACCATATCAGGGTCATCGTTCCATACTCGGCAGCGGTTAATTACAATATCACTGCTATTATGCGTTGTAATGAGATCGTCAAGTTGACTGTTTTGAACAAAAGTGTCTTCAACAACAATGTCATAGCTACCACCAACTGCATTATTATTAATATTCCCATCATCGAAATAATACCCAGCACAAATATCTATACCATGCTGCAAACCACGCTTACAGTAAACGTTTTTGATGGAACTGTGGCTGACAGTAGAAAATAAAATAGTAGTCCCCTGTGTGGCATCCATCCATGTTTCTGACGGATTTCTTGCTCGATTGTTAGCATCTACACATAAGTCTTCTATGTGGATAGAAGTATCGTAGTTTGTCCTGAATACCCTGTATTCATAAAGCTCGTTCTGAATACAGTTTTCAATTATCGGCATTGTTGGTAGTGCTAGAATAACGGTCTTAAATTTCCCCACCCCACACAATCTAACGTAAGATGGTACTTTCAGTGCAGAGTTAATCCCGTAAGTACCTTCAGAAAGAATAAGCTCTTTCACCGTTGCCATTTTTGCCGCTTGCAGTGCTTTGTTCAATTTATCATGACAATCCGTTACTCCATCAGGAACAATTCCGTAATAATCAGCATACACTTCATTGCAGATTCTTTTCCAACGCTTTCCACCAGGCGTCACAATTATCATTCCATCATCATCAATTGTTGTTAAATCAGTGCTATCATAATAAAAATACCCACCTCCAATACCAGAGCCTAAAGTATGCTCTAATACATATATTCTTTGCTGTAAATTTGTTGGTTCTATATTGCGTAAATTAGAAATGGAAGCACAATTGCCAATAAGTTTTAAGCCATCACTTGCTGCTAGCTGAATCATTACATCGGATGCAGATCCAGACTGTGGAAGGACCATAATAGGATTACCATTGTCATCCATCGCTACCACTTTGTTTTTACGATTCTCAGCATCAGGCAAACTTGGTATTGGCTCAGGCGTTCTAAGAGTACGACCTAGATTTGTATTAGCAAGTTTATCGACATAATTTTTAGTTGCCGCATCCTGTGGGCGCACAGGGTCTCGCAGATTTCTGATGTAGTTGTTAATAGCGTCATAATAATTCGACACAAAAGATGGCTTACGAAGAGCAAGTGAAAACCAACTTCTTACCTGCTGGATCAGCATCGTTAGCTTATCAAACGCGTCTTCGTGCACCTCAGCAAAAAACTTACCCTGGTTTCTAAGATCTGTTTCCTGAGTAACCGATAGTTCTCGCAATATGGAAATCTGATAACCATTAGCCAGTGCCTTCGACAGAATTACATTGCCACCGTTATACCCTCCCGCACCAGTGACTGTGTAATCAGTATCAAGATCCAGCACAGTGATATTCTCGTCAAGGTCAATCACCTGCACTACTAAATCAGATTTATTGAAAACCCTAAAGGTATAAGGGAATGATGTCGTAACGCCGTTACCGGTGTATTCGTTGTGGTTAACTTCGGTTGAGACCGTCATGTTAAATCTCCAGATAGTCGCAGCACCCGTTGCGCCGCATATCCGATTATTCTATTACCCGAAAAACCATATATAGATAGATAGACCATGAATACAAACAGATATTACCTTTCAGGTGATTTGCAAAACGTGCTGGATAGCAAACAAATTATTTGATACTGTATAAATATACAGTTATTGCATGGAGAAGATAAGATGCAGCAGTATCACTATCCACTGGAAGACGGATTTACCGAAAGGATTCACACGCCGGGAGGCGTCAGGTCACTGGTGGAGGGATCGCACTTGATGAAATTACTCCGGGATCTCGATAAGGATGGATTTAATGTCGATGGCCCACTTGCCGAACTGACTGCACTGATTAACTACGTCACCAGCTCACAGATGTCTATGCGGGATCTGCAAACACATCTCGACTATTGTGCCGAACAATTACGAAAACAAACCACATAAAGAAAAGGCCGCAAGAGCGGCCTGTGACATGTAACGCTTACGTTATGACAAACCTATGTACCCTGCTACACCAGATAATATCAAAACAACTGCAACAGCAAATTCACCATCACCAATGATACATTTACGGTTCATAACGCCAAGTGCAACAAGAGCAAACACAACAAGAATAAAAGCAATCATTTCTCATCCTTATTGCGGAGTGACATCCTGAGGTCGCCACCAGTATGTCTGGTTAAACTCTTTCTTCGAACGTTGCTCCATTTTACGCAAATAACCTGGTGAAAAATACTCCTGCATCTGGTTAAAGATCATGTGATCGAGAGCCGCCTTTAAGTACCAGAGATTCGCACCTGGCATCAGACCTTTCCCCAGCTTAACCAGATCACCACCAGTCTGCTCATTCTTCCCTTCCACAGCATTTAACGGTATGCCCTGAGCAATCTTCACTACGTCATCAACCAGACCAGCTACCGGGCCAAGCATCGACGCCAGCGCGCCGCTTCCGTACCTAGTGTGATCTGACAATAAAAAGTCACCGTAAAGGCCAAGACCACCACCTTTCAGTAGAGCACCAAGCCAAAATTTAGCAGCATCTTCTCCTGTCATCTCGCGAGGATTACGACCAGACGCAAGGTCGTTAAGTTGCTGCGACAAAGCGCCAAGAATGGTCGTACTGGCAATAAACGTCGCAATATATGCCGCACGCCCACCAGCAGACGGCATACCCATAGCGCGTGACCAGTGACGCATAACCACCGAGATAGGGAACGATTTAAACAGGAAAACACTTCTCGTTAATTCACCTTTCCATGTCCCACGCTGAATACCAGAACCGGTTATCAGTTGCTCACGTGCGCCAGGTGTAATAACAGCCATATCAACTTCTTCAGTTACGGCACCGAGCAGTTTACGCATTGCCTCAAATTTCACGCGTTCAGGCTCACCAAGATGTTTAACTGCTGAATCAGGGATACGCATAATGCTTTCCGGTGTCAGCATCGTATTATTACCGTTCCCCCAGTCCTCCTGTTGCGCCAGTTTCCACACGCTCCAGTCTGTGTCAGTAATCCCTTTGCTTTTCAGGATACGAAAATCAGAGTCATCGAGGCTACGAAGGTCTGGTGTCCGTGACACTACTTCTCCCAGGCTTCCCATCATGGTTACGCCATAGGCGCGCTTGTGCGCATCTGACCATGCTGTAAGCCCACTGGCACGCATTACCGCCGTTGCCGCCCAACGAGACACAGACGGCCCCATATTATCCATCGCCCAGCGGTTAACGCTGCCAAGTAGAGATTCCATCGCCAGACCAGCGCGGCGCGCCCGCGCAAGTTCTGTACGGTTCGTTGGGTCCATAGCTTCAAGCTGGTTGCGGAATAACTGGTTCATTGGAAGGTTGGTAACCTTCGCAGACAGATACATGGTTCCAAGATCAGAGAACGATGACAGCAACGCGGATCCGAGCCTGCTGGCAACCAGCCAGTTGCGGATATTGTCAGACCATCGCGCGATGTGCGGATTCGCTACAGGCTGTGTTTTTCCGGAAATAAAGTTGTACAGGTTCTCTGTTTTGTTCGCCAGACGCTCGACGCTACCGGTTTTACTCGGGTTAGCTGTTGCCGTTTCTGCCTTAACCTGATCAAGAAGGGAGCGGAAAACATGATCGGGGTTTGGACCATATGTTTCCACCAGTGCAATATCTTTACTGATACCTTCCAAGTGACCGACCATGATTTCCCATAGAGAGCGATCGCCATAAAGTTGCTGATATTGCAGATAGGAATCTGCATCTTTGAAATGTATCTGTCGTGATGCATTACCACGGTTAGCACGTGAGCCGGAAATTCGCATTCCGGTATCAGTAAGCTTATTCAGCCCACCAGTAGCGATCGTGTTATAAGCCTCTCCAAGAAATGCAGACAACTCGGCATCGTTCATCAGTTGTCCATCGGCTCGGATATAATATTTGCGATCCAGCTTACCTATAACATCGCTAACCCACTTATCCTTTGATACCGCCCCAACCTTTTCCATAGAATGATGTTGAGGGATCCCCCAGTTTTCGAGATAGCCAATGTCCCCACCAGCATCATTAAACCGGCGTCGCAGTAGCTCTGTCACTTCTCTCCACGCCTTAGCACCTTTTCTTGCTTTAGAATTGCCAGTATTTTGCCCTCGCATTTCATATACCAGATCACGCACGCCCGCTTCATCTTCAAACAGGCCAAAAAAGCGAGGATCTACTGCTTCAAATGCCTCCTGCAATTGACTCAATGCATAATCACGAGTGGCTTTTGTTCTGGACTCAACAGAGAGGAAGTTCGATTTACCGTCTGCATTAAAAGCAATAGTACGGTTAAGAGCGCCAAGTTTCCCATCAGCCCCTTGATAGCTATTGATAAACTTATCCAATCTCTGACGCGCGGCTATAGTGAGAGCCACACGACGTTTCTTTAATGCCGCTTCTCGCTGTAATTCTTCAGATGCCAATTGTGCTGCTCGATATAGCCGCTCTGATTCGGAAAGTTGTCTCCACGACATCGGGTCATCACGAGCAATGGAGCGCATATTTCGATAAATGCGGTCTTCAATGTTCTGTATTTCTCGCGCCGTTAACGTGCGCTGCGCCGCCTGCTGAACCGCTTGTATACATTCCTGTCTCATTTAATTTAACCTCTCAAGAAACACGCCACAGCGACATCAAACAGGCTGGAATCCTGTATTGCCTGCTCACTTTCCCTGTTCGCTTCATCCAGTACTTCACGCGCACTGCGCGATTGTGGATTACCATCATCATCCAGCACGGTGATTATCATGTCAGGTGATTCAAGCAGCGAGTCTTCAGCTATGCGCAGGTCAATATCTCCTGCCTGATATGCCATCATTTTTTGTTCTGCCTGTTGCAATATTTTATCAGGCTCAAAAGGAGCTACTTCGTCTGGCGTCCTGACCTCTGCTGTTTTATAGAATGAAACAGCCTGAGCATTAAGTTCACTTTCTACCTGCTGTCGCCGTGCCAGTTCTGCTCGAGCTTCAAAAAACTGACCGCCAGGCTCATGCGGTGCCAACGCGTTACGAGAAAATTCCAGGCGTTCTTGTGCCTGCCGGATTCGTTGGTCAATATCGCGAAGTCTGGCCTGTTTATCTGATCGAGCACGAGATAAAGCCTTACCGCTACCGGTTGGCTCTTCTGCAAGAATTTGTGCGCGCTGTTCAGTGAGATTTTCAATAATTCGTTGGCTATTAGCGATTTCAGACTGGTAAACCTGTCTATCGCCACGCGGCAAAAGCTGCGCGGCCTGTTCTTCAAGCAACCGATTTTCTATAGCGCGCGCCGTTACTCCATCATCTACAGATGACAGAGCCTCATTAACTGCCTGAGACAGCAGACTCTTGCGCCCAGGAATTTCACTGAAAGATGCAGACTCAACAATGCTGGCAACGTCTACAGGTCTCGCCTGGCTAACATCAGACATGGCTTTTCGCAGAGCCTGAATGTGAGAATTTCGCGAAAGTACGTTGATCGGGACGCCGGGAGCAATATCAATTTCAGCATGATGAGCGGCATTCGCCGCCAGTGCAGCATCGACATCAACTGGTGAAAAATTTGGTGCGCTTGTAGATTCGCCGCGAGAGTTAATAAATCTGCCGACACCACCAAACGCCACCCCAAGAACAGCATCAATAGCAATTGCCTGTCGATCTAACACATCATACTGGTTAGCCATTTCGCTATAGCCACCATCACGAAGCGTTTTTGCAGTAAGCCCACGCTGTGCCATACCGAACGCAATATTTGTACCTGCGGCATAGGCAATATCTGGCGTTGCACGTACTGCTGTTGCTGCGGCGCGTCGCACTGAACTTTCACCCGTCCGCGCAAGCTGAGCCGCCACACCTTCCGCCAGCGCACCACCAGCACGTAACCCGAGGCTCATAGGGATCAGTGTTCCGGCACCAGCAGTAATACCCTGCACTAATCCCGCTTCCTGCGCCGTCCTGAAATCAACACCCTGTGCTGTCAGCCGTTCAAACTCAGAAAAACCCTGTAGCGAAGTTACCGCCGCAGCACCTCCGACCGGACCACCGAGCGTTGTACCAATAACAGCCTGCCCGCCCATATCGAACAACCCATAAAGAATCTGCCCGGCTGTTCCGGTTGTCGCCGCATCAGGCGTCAGCCGCTTAACCTGCTGCTCTGCTAGTTTTCTCTGCTCGGCAATGTATGAAACTGAAGTGTCATTGAGCGAGGTGTTTTCGTTAACAAACTGAGCAATCGGGGATACGATTTTATCCATCCCTGCCCAGAGCAACTGATCTGGCTTTGCCACCAGCCCGGAGTACAAACCAGACAATGCCGCTCCTACAGCATTGTCGAAAAAACCAACATCGCTGTTAAAGCCAACTGGATTTGATGCTGCTTCTTCAAGCTGCTGATTCTGGTTTACTGGATTAAGGCCAAAGTAACTCATTGCGGAATATCTCCGGAGAATCTCTGACGCTTCTGTGTCAGATCAAGAACAACGGGAGAACCATCATCTTTTAGCAGATAACCAGTACCAAGTTTCACCAGGTACTGACTATCGCCGTAACTTTGCAAACCATACTGACCAGGCGGTGTTTTTATCCCTGTGCCAACAACTTGTTCATTCCAAGCCTGATTAACCTGCTTATCGAATTGCTCTGCAGACATTCCCCACGGCAAAAGAACATTCCCCATTCCGTTATAGTCATGCACGCCACCTGTAGCTACGTTAACAGCCTGTTTCCAGATATCATTGTCAATTTCGCCTGATACCACGCCTTTTTTCGCCATCACACCAGCGTAATAGTCCTTTGCGATCTCGTATGCCATTGATGCCCCCTGAGCATCACCAGCAAATGCATCCTTCACCATGTCAGAAAACTCAAGGCGGAGATCAGCATCTTTAGGCATCGGAATACCTTTCGCGTCATCAGTACCTTTACGAGCCGCCGCGCCAGCAAGAATTGTCTGCGCAGCGGTTTCAGGAGACACGGAAACATCCGGATTAAACCAGTTTTTTTCTGCCAAAATACCACCTGGCTTATCCATCAGTATCCCGGCAACGGCAGCAGATGGAGCGTTGGCACTGATCTGCTGTAGTGCTGACATATACACCTGCCCACCACCAGTGCTCTGCCTGATGGTATCGAGATATGCTGCCTGTTGGGAAACGGGCGCATCACGAAAGAAAACACCGATCTGATTGGCCTCGTCTTTGGAAAAGAACGTCAGTGGAGTGCCATATGACTTAGCAAGGTCACTGACCTGAGTAGCACGCAAGGCAACGCTCTGTCCAAAGTTATCCTTATTGCTCATGTCGATAGGCTTTGCCTGTCCGGCGGCAAGAGAGAACTGTACAGGATCAGCCTGTCGCTGCTTTATCACCTGACTTGCAGCCGACACAACGTTGTCATAAAGAGCGGCTCGTGCCGCATAACCCTCCCCTGTCTCACCAGTATCCGGGCGTAATTGCTCAACATATGCTGTAATGCTGCTTGTCGGCATGTTGCGGAAAGAGCCTATATACTGTCCGGCGATTTGCGTATTTCTGAACTCGGTATATCGCAGGTTTCCTTCTCTGACTCCATAAGCTGCAATAAAATCAGCCTCACCAGGTGGGTTAGGAAATTCAACGCCACGCATATACGCAGCTGTCGCATCGCGAACCTGGCTGTCAATCATCGTTTTATATTCAGCCTGCTGCTGCCGACGCAGTTGATCCGCCTGTCGCATAAAACTTGCCTGCGCCTCAGGAGATGCCGCATCGAATGCTGCATTACCGGTATAGCGTTTGGTGTTGGTTGGAATTGTTGATAAACCAAGTGCTGCACTGACACCAGCAGTTAACTGCTGATCACTGTATGGCTGGCTACCGTTCTCATGATGGATAATGGCTGCACAAAGCGCCTTCAGGGTATCAGGATTAGATGCATCGAGAGGCTCATCAGCAGAAACGCCAAGTTGTTCGCACACTGCTTTGATATACGACATAGTGTCATTTTTATCAGTAGGCGGTGCCCAGCGATTAATTATCTCGCTGACGGTATCAATACCCTGCCTCTGATACGACATCAGGTTCCGCCCTAATGCACGAATCCCGTGTTCAGGTGTTTCGAATTTAGCAAATCGACCATCATCACCGGTCTGGCCTACCCACGGATTAGTTTTGCTGTATTCGAGATTTCCTGGGTTATTGTTGCGTATGCCACGGGCACGCTCGGAAGAGTCACTATCTGCTACAGCACGGCGAGCTCCAGCAGCAGTATCACTTAACTCGCCATTACTTTGGATGAATGTGGTCGCATTGTTTGCCGACCACTGGGACAATGCAGCATCAGCAACCTTCTCTTTAAACTCGATTTTCTTGGCCTGGATTTGCTCGTCACTCCAGCCATGTGCAACGCCGTAATCCTCAATTTGCTGGAAAGTTTGCTTATTAGCCAATACGTATGCGGCGTTGTCGCCATACAATGCTGCGGCATTTTTACCATTGTTCAGCAGCGTAGCCTGAAACTGGCCTTCTTCGTAGGCATTTATTTGCCCTATCTCGTGCCGCCCTGCCTGCGTAGTGAACTGAATGCGCTGCTGCTGCGCCTGCTGCATGAAAGCATTACGAGCCTGTTCATCCGGCAGCGACATAGCCAGTTGTTCGACCTGAGCATCAAACTGCTGCGTATACTCCTGGCCTTTTCCAATAGCATTTTTCCCTTTCAGGTTAAGCAATCCTGTTTCAGGATTATTCAGCAGATCACTGCTTATCTGACTGAGGTTAAGAGATGCCTCCTGAGCCAGAGCGATATTGGCACGCTGTTTTGCCTGACCAAAAACATCAATTGCCTCTGTCCCTGCCCGAACAAAAGCATCACCAATACCTGGCTGAGAAAACCTCTGCAAGCCTGCTGACTGAACTCCACGGCTCTGAACCTGACGGCCGGATACTGTTGGTACGACTGGCATTATAATCCTCCGGGTAATCTGGTTCCTGCTGCTGCCCCGATTGGCGCAGGGGTGCTTTGAGTAAACGGACTCCACGTCCCACCAAACATCTGGTACGCACCGTATGCCTTCAGAGGCGCAGTGAGCAATGTTGTTACTGCTCCCACATTCCCCTGTTTACGGGCTGAACTGGCTTCTGCTTTATAGTTGGCAGCCTGAACCTGATAACCGTAAGCCTCGCGTTGCGCGTTATTCACCGTCGTCAGAGAATCAAGAGCGCCAAACTGGGCAGTGTCGCCAAATATATCCAGCGCGTTACCTGTAGATAAATCAGCGCCGGTAGCCCCCATTGTCGCCGCCTGTGTACCAAGCCGCTGTCGGGTCTCTCTGCGCCGTTGCTCAGCTTCAGCGTTACCTCTGTTTATTGCATCATTTGCCTGAGCTGTGGCTATATCTGCGTTCGCTTCTGCAACCTTCGAGGCATACTTTCCCTGTTGGTACTGGGTGTATGCCTGAATGCCACTCATGGCGAGCATTGCGCCACCAGCAATAACCGGATCGCACATTATTTTCTCTCCATGTGAAATCTGTGGAAATTAAGACCAAGAGCACCATAAGGCGCGGCTTCTTCAAGCCTGAATCCAAGCCAGTGCAGCCATGCTTTGGCAACATGGTTTCGCTCGTCGACATAGTTTTCCAGGCGCGGATAAACTGCCAGCATCTGCTGCAATACAGGGCGGCAGTGGCGAAGAAATGTCTTCTGATATTTTTCGATACGGCTGGTTCCGACCAGCCAGGGCGTACCATTGCCACCGATCATTGACGCCGGAGATACGCCAAACATGGTTACCAGTTCTCCGTTCGCAAATCCTGACCAGGCCATAGTCGCAGTACGCAGACCAACACGCAGCGCATCTTCGGTAGTCATCAGTGATACCGCATACAGTTCGTCAATATCAGCCTGACGAGCATCCGGCAAAATCATCTGAAGATGCTCTTCGGTTGCGGGAATAATTTGAACATCGATCATCAGAATCCCCCAACAGTAAGGCGAGGAATAACGGCAAGAACAGACAGCGGCAACGGATCAAGCTGACGGATTTTTACACGTCCGTTTTTGCCCCAGTTACTGTCCAGTTTCACTTCTACTTTTCCGGTAGCATCATCAACAGGATCATCGTAGAACTCGAATTCACGCTGTGGATATTCGTACCATTTACCGCCGGGCGTAGTCGCCCAGATGCCGCGACTGGCATTCACAACCAGAGTAACGGAGGGGATCACCTGTTTTTTGTCCAGCAGCGTTTCCTGTCCGTTAATGTTGATATCCAGTGTTTCGAATTCAGCAGTTATTGGCAGGCCGATGTGCACTACAGCCCCCGGAGATTCCAGCGTGACGGCACCTCCGGAAACCACTTTCTGTGGTTCCACGTTCGCATCAGAGAGAATGTTTACGGTCTGGCCTTCAAGATGAGATAGGCCTCCAAATGTCCGGCGCGCCATCTGCCAGTTCGTGGTGGCCACATTCCTGAGGGATGGCGGGACGTTCCTGTTAGCACGAACCACTACAGCGGTATTGCTGGTTACAGAAATAATGTCGCAACGTAATTCTTTTGACACCTCATCGCCAGTATTAGGATAAGTTCCGGTATAAGGGAACTGTAGTTGCGCGCCGACATCACTACTGGTGAAGTACGCACCACCAGAAACACTGATTGTATATTCCGCACGGTAATCCCATTCACCAGAACCACCAGTGATGGTCATCGTTCTGTCAGACGTATTTCTTCCATCATAGCTAAGGCCAGAATCAACAAAGAAAGCATCTTCATCGCTGGTAAATAAACGGCTGGACAGCCGCTCGATGTATCTCACTGTTTGCCCGTTAACGGTTCGGTTAACGACGAAATACACCGCATCTTCATTGCCTTCGCTGATACTGCATGTGCTTTCATATTTTCCGGTACTGGATTGTGGTGCCCATGCAAAAACCTGCTGATCACGCAAATAGGTCATCACCAGTAATTTACCGTCATCACGAATGCAGAAGGCGCTGGAGTAAGGGACAATAGAGAAGCACCAGTCAACAATGCTGTGCTTCTGAAAAAGATGATTGGCAAGGATGGTCAGGTCGTTCCCCTGATAGCCGTCAACATCGAATGAGTAGGCCAGATCACGGACAACACTGCCTTTCTCCTGGACGAACAGAGCAATATTCGCCACGGCAATTGGTGGGACATTGCTCGAGCCATTTGATCCCTGAGAGCTGAATGCAAATGATGATGGGGTTAATACTTTGTTCTGGTCACCGGTGATGACGTACTCACCTCCGGAAGTCAGCGCCACCAGCGAACCAACATCAATCAGGTGGCGGATCTCATTAACCTGACGCCCGGCATAGGTGTAGATAATTCTGTCGTCATCCTGCGTAGGATTGCTTTTGCCAAAATCCTTATAATCCCCAGTACGGCTGGCCCAGATAGTCTGAGGGAACACAGTCGATGCGGCGAAGTAAAGACGTTGTTGATAATAAACAACAGTGCCAGGATAACCGTTAATACTGTTCCAGGCATATTTAGCCCATTTATAGCTGGCATTATCCTCGCCAACGACCTGCGAAGGGATATAGGAAATCACCTCGGCAGTTGCAGTAGTTCCATTTGCAGCAGTGATACGGGCAATGCCAAAACCACTGTGCAGATATTCCCACTCAATGCCGGTATCATCATCACCGGATCCGCCCCAACCATCCCATGATGTGCCTTCTGTATGCGAAGGGCGCAAAGTGCCTGTTTTACCTGCTGTAACAGCGCGATAGTAGTTACTGTCTGCACGGCGAACATCGTCAATCGACGTACTCTTACTGGTTTCCCATACCGGCACTGAATCCACTGCAGGCTGTTCCAGATAGAACAATTTGCCTACCTGCTCCGAGCCAAAAATAGAGGCGCTTGCCGTTAACGTAATTGTCCCGGTGCTGGCGCTGGCATAAACCGTCACTGACTCGTCAATATTGATATCTTCAAATGGTCCGTTCTTCGTTACCACATCAACCAGTTGCCAGTTGTCATGCGCATAGCGACGCAACTCTTTCGGCGGGTATGCCGGATGAACCAGCGTAAGCACGTCTGCGCTTTGCGTGAATTTAATTCGGAACAGATCGGCTTCAGTATATGGCGTGGCAATTTCATAAATAACATTGCTGCCGTTCAGCACCAACGCACCATCTTTGATAACGCGCATGTACTGGTGTCCGAACTCCAGAGCATAAGTCTGAACCGTCGAGAACTGGAACGGGATCAGGCGGCATTTCCGATTTGGGTATTTGGCGGCACCGACAAAACGCGTACCAGGTCGATTCTCAACGCCGCCATACTGCCGCACGATAAAGTTATCGCACTTGCGCAATGCCACCTGGTACTTCGCCATGTCGATACGCCCGTACAACGACGGTCCAATCTCACCACCGGCAAAGCTGGGCTGGATCCAACTGATAGCCATCAGGACAACCTCGCAATGGTAAACTCGTCAACCGGTGGCTGTGGTTCCTGTGATTCATTCTGGCTATGCGAGCCAGCACTAAGAATCACGCGATTGTACATATTGAGGGCAAACGTACCGAGGTCTGCATTCCCAGTCAGCGCCATGTTAATAGCTGCCGCAAGACGCCAGGCCAACGCCTCCATAAAAATGGCATCAAACATGTTCACATCTGAAACGCGAGAGACATACTTGAGCCATGCCTGCGGCTGGTCTGTGTAGATCAACTTTCCTGTTCCGTTGGTGTCTGCACCAACTTCGTACTGAACGCGCATTGCTGCTGTTGGATTGCGTACACCAGGAAGCATAATTTCAGTAATGCGCAGACAATCGGACGGGTACTGATACGCATATTCCCAGTCAGGCGGTGGATTGCTCGTATCTGCAAGCGCCACGCGTTTGGTAGCAAAGTTCCAGTCAAAATCAGAAAGCACAGCATCACGGCAGGCCTCAAAGTGCAGCGAACATTCCCCCGCTTCCTTGCTGGCTTCCGTCAGGCTGTTAATGCTGCGGCTATTGCCAATATTGGACAGCGCACGATTGCAGATCTCTACTACAGAGGCCATTACTCACCCCCATTGCCGTACAGGGTTTCAGCCGCTGATTTTTCTACATCCCCGGAAACAGGAGCGATCGCCATATCAGTGATCTGCAGATCGGCGCTGCGATTAACCCCATCGTCAGTTTCTCTGGCAGACAGGCCTCGAATAACAGCCTTTGCAGTTATCATCACTTCTGTTCCGACGCCCTGAGGTTGCGCCTTCAGCTTATTCAATGTGTCGTTATTAAGAGTGATGCACAGCCCCCACGGGTATTCATCGCGAGTTCTGGTTTCTCCGCTCTCATCCTGGTAGCTGTCAGTGCCGGTTTTGAGGTTTACGAGTTCCATATACACTCCTGCAATAAAGGGGCCGAAGCCCCTTGTCTGATCCGCGAGGCTTACACGCCCAGTTCTTTACGCTTATCTGCGATCTTCTCGCGGAGCGTTTCGGCTTTGGCGTTATGGTGTGGCTTCTCGTTAAAGAGCAATTCGTACTCTTCACGGAGCTTATCCAGTTCACCATCATCTGACACATCGTTGATGATTTTGGTGCTGGTTGTTGCCATTGACACCTTTCCTGCAACTTTTGCTTTTGCCTGTCTGGCTGCATCGTTAACAGGTTCCAGTGCGCTACCAGGCTCACCTTCGTATTCGATTTCTGCCCCCTCAGGCCACAGTGTGTTATGGATATGAGAGAGGCGCAGAACGCGGTATCTTGGTTTCTCACCTGACATCGATATCACCTTAACCAGTTACTTTTGAGCGGATCGGATACGGCGTATTGGCATCAACATCAAGACTGATACCAGCAGTGAATTCGCCAGCCGTTAGTGGGCCAGTTACGACGGAGTAGTTAACACGCAAATATCGCTGAACACCGGCAGGCACCTTTGCAGAAACAACTCGTTTACCTGCTGTCAGGGCGGTCTTTGCCAGTGCGCCACTATCATAAATAGTGGTCCATGAGCTGTTATTCTCACTCGTCTGCAACTGGATGTTTACAGTTGCATCACCGCTTGCCGCGGCGGCTGTGTTAACCAGCGCCCAAAACTCAAGCGGGTAACCCACGCCGATATCACGACGTTTTCCGTCAATTGGACCGAGATCGATTACGTCAGTAGAAGCCGCGGTATTCGTAACCGCCTGAGCTTCGGAGAACATCAACAGTTTGTCGGTGATCATCTTCTTTCTCCATTAGTGGGTCTGTTACGACCCACAGGTTAATAACAGGCGTTACACCACGCGGGCTTCTGTTTCCAGAAGCGCATCAGTTTCACGAATTGGTACACCACGGAATGAAGTCCACCACTCGCCTTCAGTCTCTTTTACGCTGATAGCCAGAGATGTTTTCTCCAGAGACTGTAGATCAAGAGCCTGGCCTACAGTGCGGTTCATGTAGAACACCGGGCGGCCCATGCCACGGTTTGGAATGCGATGCAGTGCTTTAACCATCAACTTCGCAATATTTGCGGCAGAGGAAGGTTCTGAAAGATTGCTGACATCGATGTTTGCAATGCGAACAACATAACGCCAGTCACGCAGAGCAAGTCCGTTGTCCCATTTGTAATGGGTACGGTAGCCTTCGTACTTGCCGCCATTCGCATCTTCCAGTGTCACCTGGCCTTTATCTTCCATCTGGATGCCAGCCTTCTGCCCTTTCGGGAAGATGCCATGCACGGTGTTTTCGCCCCACACCACTAACCAGATTGAGGTGTTATCTGTACCCGTGCCACCAGCATCAATGATGTTCTGAGCATTACCCGCAGACAGGCTGGAATAGCGGGAGGACAGTCCCATAAACTGCTGAGGGTTAACGCTGGAATCACCATAAAACAGTGTCTGCGCCATCTGCTGATTCATCGCTTCAATAAATGCGCGGTCTTCAGACAGGCGGAACTCGGCGGTATTGCCGTTCAGATCAGCCAGTGACTTATCGACTTCAGCATAGGTTTCCAGCATGCCAACGGAATCGGTGACCTGCACTGTGGTTGATTTGCTTGGCTGTACACCATAGTTCAGCAAACGCCAGGTAGCTGAAGGTAAACCAGAACGAATGGTGGTTCGGTGTCCGGTAGGAAGGTTCCCTTCGACAAAAGGCATATCCTGAAGGATCGGGTTAGTTTGACCGAGAAGCTCGATAATCTTATCGACTTTCCCGTTTGGATCGACGCGCTTACCCCAGTCAGCCAGCGTTAGCGCAGTAAAGCCTTTAACAGCCATTGTCATTTCCTCTCTTATTTGCCATAGAGCACTTCGGCCGCACTACGCTGGCCTTCATTACCACCGGTGACCATGCCATCTTCAGACATCGCCTTTCCGATTTTCACGAACGTTTTGACCAGATCAGGGTGATTACCCAGTCCGGTGGTGTTCAGATATTCTTTGAGCTCGGGTGTCCCGAACTGGTCAAGCGCACGCTGTGCGGCGCTAAGGTTAGAAATCAACTTGTCGCCACCGATTTCTTTGTCAGCTTTTACATCAGCAGCCCACTGCTCGGTCGTTTTCTGCCAGGCTTCTGCCTGACGCTGCTGCACACCTGCCAGAATCTTCGGATAAGCATCAACCAGCTTTTGCGCTTGCTCGTTGGTCAGGTTAAGTTCTCGCGCCACCGGCTCGAATTCCTTCAACGCTTCTGTATCCAGCTCTACGCCTTCGGCAGCCTGAAACTCGTACTTCTCCGGCGCACCCTCCGGTTTATCGCCGTCCTTTTTTTCACCCTGCTTATCGCTTTCAGGCTTTTTGTCATCAGCAGGTTTATCGCCATCAGCAACAGGTTGTGTCTTATCACCTTCCTGTTGTGATGGATCACCAACTGGAGCAGGGTTATCACCTGCAGGCGCTGACGGCTCTGACGCAGCCGGAGCTGCTCCACCATCGACTGGTTGCTCATTGCAAAGACGGCGATACAGCAAACGCTCAAATAAATTCATGATCACTCCTGTTCACTGGCCTCTTTGGCCATCTTCAAATACTGTTCAGGGCAATGCGCCATAACGCGCTGAAACAGTTCCAGCGCCTGATTGCGTTGCCCCTCATTAAATGCCATTGCCATAGCGTCCATTGGTGAGATAGCGGAAAACACACGGCCTTTCTCCAGCACAGACCAGACAACGCGACGCCCCTGTTCACTGCTCATGACAAAGCGAATGTCATCAATTTCACGCTGTGCCATGTCACGTTGCTTACGGGCGTTTTCTTCTTTCAGTTGATCGTCTTCATAATCTGTCATTGTGATAGCCCACCCTGACCACTAACTGCATTCGCCATAGCTGACAACACACTCGGATCCGAAGTTTTAGCTTCGCTTAGCGTCTTGGCCCCCTGTGCCGCCGCCATCCCCATCGCCATCATTTGTTGCTGCTGTTGTTGCTGTGCCCGTTGCTGGCGAGCCTGCTCAACCTGTTCCTGCGGAACAATGACGGTTGGAGACACTCCGGACATATCAGCGAATGCATCGATCGCCTGATCAACGTTGAGTTTGTCGAGAGCTTCTGGTTTCGCTTGCGCAAGTTGACCAATGAAGTTAACCGTGGACGCCAGACTGGACAGGCCGATAGACTTCTGCGCCTGAGCCATGACGGAAATGTATTCGACCTTCAGGGGCATGCCTTCCATCGCGTCAGGCGGTGGCGGCAGCATGTTTTTACGCACCATCATCGAGAAAGCGCGGTCAATGAGAGGATTAAGACATTCGTCGTTCAGACGCTCCAGAACCGGCCCCAACATCAGAAGTTTTTCTTCTTTCATTTCGATCACCGCTTCAACAGGCATCGAGCGGGTATTGATGTTCTGCAACATCATGAACAGATCGACAAAGTAGGCGCTGTTAATGATTTGACGAGTGTCCTGAATGTCTTCCACCAAATCTGCTGTACTGGGGTTAATCAGATAAGCAGGCCTGAAGCCATCCTGACCAGTAATCTGATCGATATACGTGATGTCGCCAGGAAGAAGGGAGGCGCGCTGATTCTTGAGGGAAGTCGGAGCAACCATCGGCGGATTGGTGGCTTTATCAATCAACTGCGACTTGCGCTTCTGGAGAAGCTGCAATGCCTTAACAGGTCCAAGCGCCAGCATACCCGGGCATGATGATCCATAAACATCTTCGCCGTTAACTTCCCAGCGCGGAGCCATAATTGGAAACTCATCGAATCCGGACTCACGCAACAACTTGTCGTTATCGCCACCAACCTCGTAATAAACCGATTTGAATGGCTTGTTCTTGCTATCCAGCTTCGATGTGTCGCGGTCAATATTCGGGTAAACCGAATGCATCACTTCAATCCACTTCTCGTAGGTGCCGCTTTCCCACATGCTTTTTACGGATTCGCTGACGTTATTTAGCCCGAACTCCTGAACAAGCTGACGAACAGTCATAGAGAACTTGCGAAAACAGGTGTCCACACTGCCACGAGGTGAGTTAGCCAGGTAGTAACTGCCTATCGGGAATGACATTGTGCGAATGATGTCCTCGTCATCCTCCAGTACCGCCATTGCACCGGTGCTGTATGTGCCGAGGCTTCCGTATAACTGCGGCAGCGACTGATAGAGATTCGACTTATTGAACATATCGTTCATGCGGTTCTGCACCGCCTCAAGCCACAACTTAACAGGGCCATAATCCATCATTTCAGGATCTGGCGTAGCCAGGCGAAACCACGGACGCGCGGGGCTTGTGATGCCTGACATCATGCCGCTGGCGAGAGTGCGCGCCGCCATAGTCCCGGTCGAATCAATAATGCGTGTATTGCGTCGATCGTTACGGTTGACCTCAGAAGTCAGAAAGCGGGAACCACGCGGGTTGATGTAATCACTCAACTCGCGCCAGTGCGGCTCGAACGACTGACGCTCGCTTTCAAGTTGTGCGAACTGTTTGTTCAATCGCTCTTTAGTTGTTTCCGCCATTTCAATGACTCCGGTTACTGACCAAGCAGCGTTTTACCGCTGGTATTAGCGGTTGATGTGTCGCCCTGAGAACCGGTAAGCAGCGTAGAACTACGACCAGCAGCAGCGCGACGGCGACGTGTTTCTTCGTCGCGGGCATCAACAACGGCGGCATCCTGCTCCTGTGGTGCTGCCTGAACTTCTGGTGTTGCAGGCACTGATGGTGAGCTACCCATGCACATATCAATGACTCCGTACGCAATTAAATTATTACCAATTTAACCACATATGATTTATTTATCGTAGATAGTTGACATTTAACGCACGAATTATTACCTTTCAGGTAAGCAAAGAGTTCATTCCGGTTATTAACCTGACTGGCTTGTCGTTAAATTGAACAGGTGGAGTGAGCTTTTATTTTGAGCAGTACGGCGTATGGCACATGCGCCGATAGCGGTCTGGATACGTTTAAGGGGCACCCTCCCTTGCTCGAGCAAACGAACCAGGTAGCCGGAATGTGCAAGTCGAGCGGTTTTATTCCGCGCACGGGGATTCACCATCCCGGCGATTCGGTGTGACGCCTCGGAAGAGACGAGGGTACAACGATGAGAGCATTTATGGAGCCGCGACAAAGTGTGGCGCCTTAACAGGCTAAGTGCTCTCAGCGTTGTGGTATTAGCTCAGTTGGACAGAGCAACCGCCTTCTAAGCGGTTGGTCGCAGGTTCGAATCCTGCATACCACGCCAGAATCACGCCTAAGGACCGTGATGCCAGAAGTTCCAGGGGCTTGGCGGTGATGGTTTCCCTTGAAGGACTATCACCGCTCTTTTTACAGCAGGACGCCATTGCGATGACTTCATGCTGTAAATCAGTACAGCCACGGAAGGCATAACTCATTGCTTCCAGTTCGCCCGGTTCGCAGGGCATTTTTTTAAGGTGAGATTATGAACGACCAGCAAATCGAAAAAGAAATCGTTGAGAAAGGCAAAACGGCACCGCGCGTTACGCCAGACCATATCGAAGGCATTATTGCTCAGGAGGCATATTTCACAGCAGAAGATGGTGCCTTTGGCAAAGCCATAAAAGCGAAACATACTGGCGGAGAGGTAAACTACCAGCCGCACGAATCACTTTCTCTGCTGACGTTCTGCGTCCTGGTGCTGCGCAACGGCTTCACCGTCACCGGAGAGAGTTCCTGTGCAAGTCCGGAAAATTTTGATGCAGAAATTGGTCGGAAGATTGCCCGGCAGAATGCTGTAAACAAAATCTGGATGCTCGAAGGTTACTTGCTGAAGCAGAAGTTAAGCGAGCAATAACACCGTGGCATGTCACAAACAGCCAGCCTATGAGCTGGCTTTGTTTTATCCTCACCAGAAGATATCAACGACATTATCCCCACCAGCGGATTAAGCATAAGGGTCATAATCCGTTATGGCCCTTCCCTGCTGGCTTTGCTGTCCTGGTATATTTATGCGTTTCGAGACCGGGAAAGCAAACGTCAGCAGTAGCGCATCGCCTTTACCAGGAGAACGCCCAAGACGCTCTTTGATATCTTCCTTCGGTTCGATAACGATTTTACCGTCCACACGAACTTTGTACTCTGCCGCCGACAGGTCGTCTGCAGTTTCCTGGTCATCCAGCATGCCGCCCAGCCTCAGCCATGTCTTACATGAGTTGAACATCTCCCCACGCTTGTTAAGCATCTGCGGGTCAGTGGACGCACCGCCGAACGGAACAAGTTGCCATGTACGTCCCCAGCCATCACCGATTGACTTCAAACCGGTTCCATAACCGAAGTCGATGAACACCGCGTCAGCCTGATACTGGTCTTCAAAGTCAGCGATACGCTTCGCCATAATCAGATCGTCGGTGGTCTTGTTACCAGTCCATAGCACCTTACTGTGCAGCCCCTGCCGCAGGTATATCACAGCGTCATCAACGCCGGAGTATGCCGGGTCAACGCCGATTATCACCGGAGCATGTGCAACCTGCGCAGCGGTTACCACCCGTTTCATTGCCTCGTCAGTAAGGCCGGTAGGGATAAACTGCAATTCAGATGCATCCGGGAATATGCCGCGCACACGGATTTTAACGAAGTCGCTGTCTTCCCCGTAGTCATCAACCCATTTCTGCAACTGCTGTTTGTTAGTACCTTCCACCGTCCGGCTGTCAATCTGCGCAGTTTTCCAGCGGTGTTTATATTTGCGGAAACATTCGCGAAAACGCCCGGTGTTACGTGTAGGGTTTCCGAACGCCACCCAGATAATCTCAGTGTCTTCGTCCGTAAGCGCACCCTCAGCAACTTCCCACACCAGATCCGCAATGTTCGACGCTTCATCGAATACCACGATGATGCGTTTGCGCTCGTTGTGTAGTCCGGCGAATGCCTCAGTGTTGTGCTCAGACCAGGGTATTGCGTCAGCCCGCCACCGCTTGTCGTGCCCAGGGTCATTGCTGTACATCGCGGTAGCGGTACAGGTAAACCAGTCTTTCGTGATAGCAAGGTTCGACCACTTGATAATTTCCGGCCAGGTCTTCGTTCGTAGCTGGTTGTCGGTGTTGGCGGTCACCACGACCTTACAATCCTCGCAAGTGGACATGCCCCAGTTGATGAGCATTGAGATGAATGCGGATTTACCAATACCGTGACCAGAAGCACGTGCCAGCATAAGCGGCTGATAACGCGTCTCTGGATTCTGCAGGTGATCACGTATCTCTCGGAACGCATCGGCCTGCCACTGACGTGGACCGATAGCATGTGCCAGTTCAGTCCCCTCTTCCCCCCAAGGGAACGCATAGAGGGCATAGCCAAGAGGATCGTGAGTGAACCCTGCAATATCTTCGATTAACTGCTCTTCAGGAGATAACGATGCATCTGTCACTGATTACCATCCTGACGTTCTTTGAGTCGCTTCCTGGCTGCTGCTATGCGATCAGCAATTGTCACATTCACATTAACATCCAGACGTTCTTTGAACGCGTTGACATCAACATGCTTACCAATCAGCTCAAGGTTCTTCACCTTGTCAGGCCATTTAATTTTTTTGAGGATTGTCTCTATCGAATCCTCGTTCATGTTCATGATGGTCGATGACAGATCAAAGCCGCTAAGCGTAGTGCGCCAGATTTTCGGCCACTCGCGTATTGGCTTAAGGCTCCCATCGTCGTTGAGGATGTCGAGCACGTCCATCTGGTCGATCTCCACCAGGCGCATGAGAACGTAATCAGCACTGACGCGCATTCGTTTGTTGCGCTCCTCCATCAACTCAGCAATCCGTTTTTGAATGCGTTCATCGCGCATCATGACACTGGCTTTAACTGCCGCTGTATTTGGGGAGAATCCTGCGTTAATCGCTGCCTGAGTCTGGTTTTCAGGCGTTTTGATGTATGACTGGCAATAAGCCTCCTGCATTGCTGTGAGCGGCTTAAATTGCGTTGATTTGCGTTTATAGGTTTTAGGTTCAGCAGGCATCATAACCACCGTGGTAATAGTTACCGTTGTGGTAATAGTACCATGCAAAATAAAGCCGCCATAGTTGGCGGCAGTATTCAAAGTCCATCAAATTCATCGTAAAAACTCTCGTCAAGATACCCTTCCCATTTACCGCGAATGAAAATTACATCCTCGCCGCAAGGGTGCTGACTGTCGATAACTATATCCCTCCTGGCGCAACCATACTTATGCATGAGAAATTCAACCTCTTTCGGAAAATTTGCTGAGTTATCTCTCATATCTTCAAGGTCGTAGCGTATTTTTGGCATAACACCTTCGTGACATGTCACACTATTAATTTCGTTTCATGCCAGCCTTTAGTCACCCAGCATTGCGAGTCACCATTACACGGGCATGAATTCACAGGAACTCTCTCGCCGCACTTACCGCAACGTTTTCTGCTGATCGATTTTATACGCCCGTGCACGCGTGCATCATCCTGGCGGATCAGTAACGCTATATACTCACCAAATTCGTAAGGTGCACGCCCGGGGCGACGCATGGCACAGCTACGCTCCAGCATTTCAATTTCCTGAGCATCCAGCACAATCTCCAGCTTACGTACACCGGATGCAGCTTGTCTGGCTCTCTGAGCGGCTTTGCGCTCTGCTGCTGATTTAGCCATCAATATTTACCTTTATCGCGTAAACCTTTACCTGTTTATCGCCGAAGTGCGGATGTGTGATTGTCTTGATTTCATATCCGTCATACGGGACGTCAATTCTGCGACTGAAGTCGTCGCGCTTCGGATATCCCTTTGTGATAATCAGGCGGTCATACTTACGGAACATAATTCGCTTATTCCAGTAGTCATTACACAAGCGATACTCTTCCGTTTTCTCTCCGCGAATCATGGCATCGAAGTATTCACCTTTGACGGCAAGTTGCAGGTTAGCCACGACCTTCCTCCTTTGGCTTGTGAATTTGTATCGTCATGCCGCTTTGAGTGGTGACTACAACGACAGAACCAGGCTGAAGACTGTTAAGATTGAATGCTTCGTAAAACGAATCCAATGCCAGCGCTTTTTTATTCTTTCGGTTCCACCAACGCCATCCCTTGCTACAGGCTACACTGACAATCCACTGTCCACTCCTGTAAGCCATATAAAACCAGATGAGCAAAACCTGAAGGAAGGCTATCCAGTCAATTATCGTATATTTCGCGAAGGAGTCCATTACTTCACCTCCTGCGGCGGTTCTGGTAGAGGCATCCAGTGGGTTACACCGCCAATTGGCTCATCGTCGTCGTACTCCAATGCGGCTATATAGAACCCGTCACGACGAGAATAAGAAACCCCTGACATTACAATGCCATCAGAAACAACAATAATGTCACCCGTTTCTTCCGGCATTCGCTCACTACAGCTTATCCAACCATCCGGAGTCACCGGAACTGGCGGAATGGCTGTCTGCTCTCGAACGTCATTAGGCGCTATCGGTCCTGCTGCCAACTGACTGGCATGTTTGTTAATGGTAACGATAAGCTCTTGCTCAGCCTCATCCAGACAATCACCGATACCTCGCCTGTCACCGTCAAAATCATCGAAATCGGCACGAATCTTGGCAACCTTCAGGATTGCGGACAACACCTCACTAGGAATTACCGGATAGTTGGTTGACGTTTCCGCGATTTCCCGAAAATTATTGGTTGACGAATTCTTGTTTTCCCGAAAGTTTCCGGACTGAAGCATAGCGGCACGGCAGGCGTTCCAGCCTCTCACCTCTGCAATAGCGGCAACAGCATCAACCGCGTACATGCTAAGAGGATTAGGCATTGGTTTTTCTTCCGGTACTACTGGTGCTGGAGGGGCGGCGTAAATGCCCTCTATCACTAAATGTTTGCGCTCAAAATCATCTGGCTCTCGATGATATACGTAACTCCAATCACCAAGGTTATCATTGCGCCTGCAACGGAAACCTATCGGCTCGGCTTCCAGCGCTGCCAGAGCAATTCGTGCCAGTTCTTCCGCTTCTTCTGCTGGCAGTACAACGTTGCTACCAGGTCCGTATGTTTCGCGCCACTGCT